ACGTGTGCTCTTCCGATCTCTCACTCTTATGCTCATTTGATGCTCCTTTCGGCTTCGCGCATGATGTGCCGCATGTCGGCGTATTCTCGTGCCGCCCAACGTTCGATCATTTCCGGGGTGGCGTTTCGTGGCAGCGGGTTCAGGCATATGCCATCCTCCAACCGCTGCATGAGCCGGATGACCTTCCGGCGGCGTTTCGCAGTGAGGGTGACGTGTCTTTCGACAACCCTGACAACCACCAGCCGGTCGCACCGGTAGCAGCCATCGAAATCCTCGTCGATGGAGGCTTCGAGTTCCCCGACCGGACGCACCTGATACACGTCGCCTTTGCCGTACATTGACGCATAGAGTGCGGCGTAGTCACGGTATCCGGTGCAGTACACCTGTTCCGGGTGGCCGGTGCCTTCGATGGCCGACGCGCCTTTTTCGCGTCTGGCGCGGCAGATGGGGCAATCGTCGTAATTGTCTCGACCGTGCCCCGGTTCGATGATGTCGCCGGGGTTCAGGTCTGGAACCCCACCGTGGTATAGCACGCTCATTTCATATCCCCTTGCAAGTCGGTCGATTCGTGGTCTGCGTGGAATGCGTCGCTCATGCGCTCATCTCCTTGAGTATGTTCACGGCTTTCACGCCATTGGCCAGATGTTTCTCACCGGCATTCACGCTGATGATTACCGGCTGATACACGCCTTCGACCGTCAATGATTCGCAGATTCCTTCCGTCGCGCCTCGTAGTTCCTTGCGGAGCTTCGACGGTGCGTATTCCAGATACCCGTCGATGATCGTGCCCTCGTCGAGTTGGACTATCGCCCTATGCCCGGCGAGCATGTTCACGGGCAGCGTCCGCCAGTCCGTCAATGATTCATGCACGTCGCTCATTGCCACATTCCTTCCTCGTCGGTGTCGCGGTTGGTGCAGTCGAAGATTCCGGCGAGTTTTCTCGCGACCCGTCTCGCCCGCCGTAACGTCTTCCTGCGACTGCCGTTGTAGTCCGCGAACGGGCATTCGCGTACGGCCGCATACCACCATGTTTCGTCGAGATGGTTCCACCTCCATAACGTCACCGCGTACCCGACCGGCGTGCGGTCGGGCATTCTGTAGGATTCGCGGATGCTCACGCAGTATTCCTCATGCTCGATCATTGGTCTGTCTCCTTTTCTTTTGCTGTTTGGCGGACTAGTCGCATCATGGCGTCGACTCCCAGCACCCTGCCGATGTTGAGAAGCCACATGTTCGATGCCCGGCTTGGATATGTCGCGTCGCCGGTGGTCAGATGCTTTTTGGGACTCAGTTCCCTTGGATTGACTGGAATTAAAGGAAATGAGTCAGCACCGAACGTTCGTTTGACCACACTCCAGTCCATCGTTTCCAGATCACCGTCAGCGAACGGTTCCGCACCGCATTCGAGATTGTGGATATGCCATGCGTCACCGTCATAGCTCAACACGTCTTCACCATCGCGGGTCACATACCAGCCCGGTTTCATTGGTTCGATGGGCATGTCATCAGACGGGTGCGCCTGATCGTACATGGCTTTCACCTGCTTGTAGATGCCATCCAGTTCCCTGCTGTCGAACTCCACGGTCAGATAAGTGCCAGCCTTGTCGGTAAACAGGTAAGGCATGGTTTTGAAATCAATGCTTCTCAACATTTCGCTCTCCTTCCTTGAAGGATGCTTCGAGCGTGTCGGCGAACACTCGCAATGCGTGCTCCACCTTCTCGTTGAAATCCTTCTGCACGTGGGCTGGGATGCTGCCTTTTTCATGGTTCCCAATCGTTGCGCCGGTGGTCGCGTAGATCGGCACGTCCACACGAGCTTCCGCAATGTCCATCGGCGGGTAGAACGCCGTCACATGGAATGTGATGTCGGTGGTTCCCACTTGTATTTCTTCGATCATTTGCTTTTCCTTGGTTCGATGGTCCTGATAATTCGCCACGAAGTATCGCAGGTTACGCGCACCTCATACGGCCTGTGGTGGGAGTCGGCATGCTCCTGTGCCGCATCCGATGCCTCTTGGAGCGTTTTGTACACTCGGCATGTGTGCAGTCTCATGTCACCCTTCGGCCAGATGGTGTAGCCGGTCCAAATGCTTGTGTCCAACGTGCCAGTGCCGTCTAAAAGTGGTCGAATTCGACTACTTTTATCCCCTTCGTTCTGCGCAAGATCACGCAACTGGTCAAGATGCTTGTACCCAACGCCCATGCCGTTCACTGGTATTCCTCCACGGTGTCGCAGCCAATGGTCTTGCCGCGGTCGGTCAGACAGACCCATGCCACGTCGCCTGTCCTGACCGTCGTCATGCCGTAACTGGGATGCGCGGCCACACGCAAAGATGCGTAGATGCCTAATCCAGTCAAAAGGGCTATTGCGATGACACCCACGAGCGCGACAATCAGAGTTTTATCAACCTTGTTCAAGCCGTCCATCACTCGCCTTCCTTTTCGATTTTGATGGTCTCCTTGTCGTGCCGGTGGATGATGGCCGCGATTTCGGCTTTCGGGACTTGCGGGACGAGTCTGGCGGTCTCGTCCAAGGTGATGCCGTCCTCATGCCATTTGAGGATCATGCGTTCGATGGTCTTCTTCAATGGTTCCCTCCCCTTGTATGGGTTTTCGCTCGTGTGCGGTGGAAAATCACAGTCCCGGTCTTTCCATCCGGCGGTGTAGCCTCTCTGCCATGCCTCGCGACGTTCGTGGTCCAACTGTTCTGAGCTGTGTATGGTTTCTGGTTCGTCATCACTTTTCTCAAGAATGTACATGAGTGTGGTGTCGCTGGTGCCAGACTTGGTACCGGTCGGGAGGCAGTCCACGCGCGTAACCCGCCAGCCCTCTCTCAGTCGATCCTGCAGGGTGCCTAAGTTCTTCAAATACTGATCTCCTCCACGCGACGGTGCCCAAAATATCGCGCAAGCCTTGTACTGTTTACTCATTCCGCGTCCTCGCTTTGATTAGGCACCTCCGAAGGCATGGAGCCGGAATAGCCGAGCATGGAACGGCAGTGGTGGGCGACATCTCCAAGCGCTGACCATTCTCCGAGGTGTACCAGATCGTCTGCTGCTGTCGCCGGGTTTTCCACATTGATGTTTCTCATGCGGGTTTCGCACCAGTCGATGATCTCGTTGAGCGTCTTGTCTTTCTGGGTGACGTTGGTAGCCATATCAGTCCTCCCTATCTGGGCCAAGCGAGAGGCCGTCGTTTAGCATCATGGCGAACTCCTGCAATGTGATAAGTCGCATGGTTTTCTTCCTTCCGAGTGGTTCCGGTTTGATGATCGCCTGTATGTGCGGTGGCGATAGGGCGAGCATCGCATCCAATGTTTCCGGTGTCGTGTAGGCGTGCTGTTGGCCCAGCTTGTTGATCGAGGCAAGGCCGACGTCCGCTTTTTTCTGGACGACCCACGGGTATGGCGAGTCCATGTTTCCGGCTTCTCGGATGGCCTCGCGCATATGCTGCGGCGCGTTCATGGTCTGCGTCCATTTCACTTCGATGCACACGGGCCGGCCGTGGAAAAACACGTTGCCGATGTCCCCGATGTCCTTGCTCCCGTGCAAACGGAGGCGTTGTATGCGCAGGTCGTCCAATGCCCACTGCAAGTAGGATTCCACGGCGCTCTCCATGCGGGTGCCATTGTCCTTCGCTGTCCTGCGACTGCGCTTGCGTTGCTTGCCGCTCATTGGTCGGCCTCCTGTTCTTCGGCTTCGATCTCGCATTCGGGGCATGGGATGGGGCGCGCCGGATACAACGCGCACCCATGCTTCGGGCACACCGGTTCCACGTCCGGCGGCTCTATCCATTCGCGCATCAGAACTCAAACTCTCCGGCTGGCGTGCTCCACGGATCAACGGCAGGAGCCTGCGGCTGCTGATAGCCATTCCCGCCGAAACCGCCGTTGGTGTTGCCGCCCTGGTGTCCGCCTGACTGCATCTTCCGCACCTGAGCCGTCGCATAACGCAGGGACGGGCCGATCTCATCGACCTGAAGCTCAATAACCGTGCGCTGGGAACCATCGTTCGCCTGATAGGAGCGCTGCTGCAAACGGCCTTGTGCGATCACGCGCATGCCCTTCGCGAGACTGTTGGCGCAATGCTCGGCCAAGTCACGCCACGCGGTGCAGCGCAGGAACAACGCATCCCCGTCAACCCACTGCTGCGACTGCTTGTCATAGACGCGCGGAGTGGCCGCGATGTTGAAATTCGCCACCGCACCACCATTGCTGGTCGTACGCAATTCCGGATCGGCGGTCAGATTCCCAATGATCGTGATAACGGTCTCACCGGCCATCACTCAGCCTCCTCGCTATCAGTGTTTTCCTGTTCGGCGGTGGTCGTGTTAACAACTTCCACCTGTTCCGGCTGTGGTTTGCGGATTTTCCGCAATGCCTGCATGATTTTCCGTTTAACGAAATCAGGGTCTGCGAGCAGATTGTCCGCGTCCTGTCGGCCGACCAGTCGTGGTGTCAACCCATGCTTGCCGGTCAGCTGGTGCAGCACTTGCTCGGCTTCCTCGTTCGACGCGACACCGCAATCACGCAGCACGGTGAAGATGGCGTCAGCCTGTTCCGGCGTGCAAGACTGCGGCTGCCGCTCGGTCTGTTCGTCGTGATTCCGCTGTCTAGCGCGACTGCCATAGCTTTTTCTGACTGCGGCTTCCTCTTCCACGATCTCGGCCTGCACGGCATCCATGTCGGTTTCGTCGTCCGTGTACAGGCCACTCAAATCCTGTGGGAACGCCTTGCGCAATGCCAACGCTTCCGCGCATTTCGCGATCATCGTGGCTGGTTTAGAAGCCCACATGCTGTTCGGCACATGACGTTGAGTTGACTTGTCGAACCGGGTTCCGACGTATTCGCGGTAGAGGGCCACGCCGGTGAACTCGCCTTCGCCACGGCGGACCGTGACCTTCGCCGCGACCGGAGGGGTCGGCGCAATCCACACGTCATGCCAGACGCCATCCTCGCCGCACCAGAGGGTTTCCGGCTCGCTGAACAGCTCGTGGTTACGGTCCGCCGCGCGACGCGCGATGGTACGGAAACCATCGATGCCGACTTGGATGGTCTGCTTCATCACATAATCGCCGTTCTGGTCTTTTTGACGGCGGTTTATCATGTAGATCTGGCGGTTGAACGGGTCAAGGCCGGTGCGCTGGCATTGGTGGAGGAACACGGCAAGATCGGCTGGCGTGGCTCCCTGTACGCCGATCTGCGCCAACGCCGCCAGTTGCCGTTGCGTAAATATGTCCTGATTGTCTTGGATGGTGAGTTCGTTGCTCATTCCTTGGTTTCCTTCCCGGTGTTGTTTTCCGATCCGTCAGCGAGCAGCAGGCGCATGACGGTTGGTGCGAGTTCCGCGCTGAACAGTTTGTCCACGAAGCCGCGCGTGCCGCGGAACGTGACCACGCCCGGCCTTCCCGGCTTCCATTCCACGCCGTCCGGCAGTTCGCCGCCGTGGTCGCGGATCATGTCTTCGAGGTATTTCGCGTCCATCGCTTCACGTCTTGGCATCCAGACCTGTTCGGCCGCCGGCTGTCCGCCTGGAATCAGGAAAACGTTGTCGTGCAATAATGCGCCGTAGGCTCGTTCGTCGGTTACCGTGTATTTGCCGTTGCCACCTTTGCCGAGGCTGATTTCTCCGGCTTCGACGCCTGCGACGTTGACGGTTTCCTTGTCCCCACCATCGTGGTCGTGTTCCCACGCGGTTTTGATGATTTTGAGGATTTCGCCGCTGCGCTTGTTGATGGCCGTGAGCACTGCGAGGTCGGCGCGGAGTTGGTCCGGGCTGGTGTTGTAGTATTTTTCGGTGATTTCGTTGAGGGTTTTCTTGTCCATTACTTGTTTTCCTTGCTGTAGTTGGCTTTGATGTCCATTAGTTCGCTGTTCAGCAGCTTGGACTGCTGGAATCGTTCGATCGTGTAGCGTTCCGTGTCCTTGAGTGGGATGCGTTTCATTTTCAGGCTCCCTGCTGATTGCGTGGCTTGTTAATGTCTGCTTTGATGATGTCGGCGTCGAAATAATGGACCAGAAGATTGGCGATATCCAACGCGGACATCCTGAGCTTGGTGGTTTCCGCCCTGGACTCCGGCTTGATGGTGAAAACGCCACTCTCGCTATCGAAATTGAGTTTCATTTCGTCACGTCCTTGCTGTAGTTGGCCTTGAGGTCCATCAATTCGCTGTTCAGCAGCTTGGCGGCGAACATGTAGGCCACTTTGTCGTTGGCCTGGTATGCGGCACGCTGCAATGCCGAGATGGAGTAGTAGATGTCCACCAGCGCGTTCGCGATGGTGGCGCGTGGGTTCCCGCACTGTTTTTCCGGTGCTGTCCCCGTGGTGGCGGTGGTTGTCTGGCTCATTGGTTCCTCCTTGTTGGCGGCTGGTTTCGGTTCTGGTTCTGGTTTTGGTTTCCGTTGGCCGGAGAACGGGTTCTCGGCCGGTGGCAGTACGCCTTCCTTGCGGAGTGTGGCGAAATTGTTGCGTACCGTTTTCTCGGATTTGCCGACACGCCCGCTGATGATCCGCGCGTATTCGGCAGGGTCGAATGCGACGCCTTCGTTTTGGAGCCTGACTGTTTCCTCGCGGATTCTGGCCAGCGTGTCCGGTGATTGATTCGCTTTCTTCGTGGCCGACGGCGCGAATGGCTTGCCGGTCAGCACGTATTCTCGACCGCGTATCGCGTCTTTACGGAGGTACCCGTCACGTACCATGTTCGCGATGTGATGGTGGATGGTGGAGCCGCTTTTCCCTAACGCCTTCGCTATGCTGCGTTCTGTCGGACGGCCCGTCTTGGACTGTTCCATCCATGTTTCGTAGACTTTCCGGTATGTGGCGTCGATGGTGGCGTCTGGCGTGGGCTCCGCTACGGGTTCCGGCATGGGTTCGCTTGCCGTGGGCTCGGGTTTGCGGTTGCGGTCGAACAGCTCCTTCCTGTTCACCGCGCGCAATTCTCCCGGTTCCAACGGTTCGCCATTGTCGCGGAGTCTGCGGAGTTCGTCGAGTTCGGATTCCGAAAAGGACATGATGCCCGTCACCGTGTATCCTTTCTTGTTGCCAATGTCCATGTGTATCCGTGCCTGTCCAGCATTTCCAGCAGGAGCAGGTTGTTCATCTGGTACAGCACCGTGCTTATCGCCATTCCCAGCGTTCGTGCCACGTC